CACAGAAGCCGGTTAGGGTCCGAGTCGGGGCCTTTAGTGGGCGAAGGCAGGATCGGACTGCCGACCTCCTGCTTGTAAGGCAGGCGCTCTGGCCAGCTGAGCTACTCGCCCTGGTTTTGCAAACCGTTTGCGCTGGCGATCCGGGGAGGATTTGAACCCCCAACCTCACCGATCTTTTTTCGGTGCGCTCTTCCACATTCAGGTTCCCCCGCGACAGGTACCATAGCGGGGCGTCCCTTATGGCCTTTCGGCATGAGCTACCGGACCCTCTGGAAGCGGGGGAGAGATTTGAACTCTCGATCTCAGGCTTATGAGGCCTGCATGTTACCGGGCTACACCACCCCGCTCCAAATCTCCGCCGACATTGTACCGTAGCAACGTCGGCGGAGATTACTCACCTTGGTTCGCCCCTTGTTAGTACGGAACGTCGGACCCCGCCCCCTGGTTCGGCTGGCCCCCTGCGGCCTGCCCTCCGCTCTGCCCCCCCTGGGCTCCGGCCTGACCCCCGCCCTGGCCCCCTCCGAAAAAGGAAGCCTCCCGGCGCTTGGTCCCCTCGAAGTCGATCCCCTCGGCCATGAGTTCCTCGATGGTCTTGGGCTTGAGGGCCTCCCGGTAGTTGATCTGCTTCACATCCTCGGGCTTCAGGCTGAACTCCTTGGCGATGAGGATCCGGCGCTCCAGCGGGAGCACGACGCCGTCGCCACCGATCTTGCGCTGGAACTGCCAGTCGTCCCCGATGGTGTAGGACTTCTGGCCCGACCGGAAGACGTTCCACTGCGTCCCGATCAGCCCCTTGCGGAGGCCGATGTGCCGGAGGATCTTCTGCATGGCCTCCTTCTTGGCGACCAGCAGCTTGATCTCGTTCGTGTGCTCCTTGCCCGCTCGGTCGGTCCACGTGGGCTTGAGCTGGATGATGGTGAACGGCCAGGCGTCGTAGGGCTTCAGCCCCTCACGGCAGACCTGGCATCCCTTGCCGGGGCACGAGGCGAAGTTCGGCCACTTGCCGTCTTTCGTGACGAAGGCGTGTTCCCTGTAGGAGCCGATGGGCTCCTCCACGGTGTTGTCCCCGTCGATGAAGACGATCTCGCCCTCGCCGCCGACCTTCAAGTAGTACCGATGGGAAACCCCGAACTGAGGCTTGGCAGAAGCGCGATCCGTCGCTTCCTTACCCGTGTTGAACCATCCGTTCTCAGGCATGACTCTTTCCTCTCAACTCCATTCCATTCAATCCAAGCCAATCGAATTCCTTTTCTCCCTAACGCATTGGCACCTCCTCTCTTCCATACAATCTCAAGGTAAACTCCCACCCTTGTTCTACGCTCTAATTATACGGGGTTTCTCTTTTTTGTCAAGGGGAAATCTTCTTTCAAGCTAATCTTTTCGCGCTCTCCAGGGCCGCGAATGCCTCTTCCTTCGTGCATTGCTTCGGGTCCGTTTTTCCTCCGGGGAACGTCACCCGGAACAGGGGTAACCGGTTCCTCAAGACTGGAACCAGATCCTTCACGCCAGTCTCTCCTCCCGCGTCGCAATCGAGGGCGATGTAGAGCCTCTGGTAGTCCTTCAGCAGCGTGATCTGCTCCTTGCTCGCCTGGGCTCCCATGATAGCGACCGTGGGAATCTCGTACTCCCACCACTTAATGGCGTCGAGGTAGCCCTCCACGATCACCATCGCAAGAAGGGGTTCGTACTTGTCCCCCTCCTTCGCCTTCGTCTCTGCCTCCCGCGCCAGAACCATGTTCTCCCCGAAAAGGTAGTGGCTCTTGGGAAAGTTCCAGTAGTTCCAGTATTTCTGCTCCTTGATGTCGTCGATGGCCCGGCCCGTCATGCCCACCAGTTTCCCGTCCCGCCTCCGGATGGGGATCACGACCCTGGGCCGGAGCGTTCCATCCTCCGCCTTCCATTCCTTGTCGTAGCCCAGGTTCCATGCCTTGCACGTCTCGATGGTAAATCCTCGGTCGATGATGTACCTGGGAACCCTGCCCAAGAACGGCTTCAACTCCTCCTCGCTGAATACGTCGAGGTCCGTCCCCAAGAGGGCCTTTTCCTCCCGTTCCTCCCACTTTGCATCCCACTTCCGATCCATCCTTCCACAGATGGCCTCCGTCGAGTTTTCCTCCTTCTCGATGAGATCGAGCAGCTCCGTGGCGTCCTTGCGAGTGAGAAGTGCCCATTGGATGACCATTCCCGAGAGAGTTCCGTGCTTGCCGCAGGAATGGCACTTCCACCCCGACCGCTCGTCATCGTGAATGAAGACGTTGCAGGATGGGGTCCGGTCGGTCCCGTGCTGGTGATAGAAGGAGGCGAAGGGGCACTGCATATTAACGTAGGTCTTGTGGGCCTTCGCCGCAGACCCCAGCATCCCAGCAAGTTGTAAGATGGCTTCTGCTCGCATTAGTTGGTATCAACGGAGGGATCACCATCTCCGCTCTCATCGGGCTCGTCCCCGCCCCCGCTACCCTCCTCGTCGAAAGGTGCGATCTCATCGAAGTTGCCCGTACCGGGGTCGAAATGCACTTGCCAGGCCCCCTCTTTCCCGCGCCGGTTGGCGATCAACTGGAGGATGGCCTCATTGTTATCCTTCATCCTCTTCGTGGAGATGACCCCGATCACCACGTCGGGGTTCATGCCCAGGGCGTCCGCGAAGGCGAGGTTCTCCAGCCCGGCCAGGGGGATGGTCTTCCCCTTCCCCTTCGGCTTGTTCCCCACCTTCACCGCTCCCCGGTTGAACTGCGTCGTCCCGACGATGATGGTTCCCTTCGTCTTGCAGATCAGGTCGAGGTCGTCCGCGATGTCCGTGATCTTCTCCCAGTTGCTCTTGTAACGACCCCCCTCGACCCTCATCTTGTAGAGGCCGTCGAGGTAGACCACATCGGGCTGAATGTCCTCGATCACGATGGGAATGTCTCGAACGTCGCGTACCCGGTTGCGCGTGACGACCCACAGGGGATTCTTACCCTTCAAGGTGTCCAGGGCAATCTTGTACTGGTCTTCGACGTGCATCCCCAGGGTTCCCCCCACGATCCCCGAGTAGGAAAGCTGGGAGTAGATGCTGTCCATGCGTTCCTTGATGGACCGCTTGAGCATCTCCATCGTGATGATGAGCACCCGGCAAGGGCGGGTTTCCGCCACAGCCCCGGCGTCGTCGAACTTGGTCACCACGGGCGTCAGCCAGGAGTAGATCGCCATCTTCAGAAGGTTCCAGGTCTTCCCGCTCTTGGGTCGCCCGACGACCAGCCAGAAGTCCCCCGGCTGCATCCCCATCGTCAGCTCGCTGATGCCTGGCCAGGGAGTCCCCAGACCCGTGACCCCCTTGAATCTGGCCGCCTGCTTGTAAAGTGCCCATCGGTCGTCCGTCTTCTGCGTCCAGTCGTCGATGGGCTCCCCGGCAAGGCTCATCCGGTTGACGTCAGATAGTAATTTCTTGGCCGCGTCCATCGCGGCCCGTGTGTTCAATTTAGCCATTGCGCGGGATTGGGCCTGCGTTGCCTCCATCACCAGACGATCAAGAGCCCGCTCCTTGATCCTGTCGAGGTAGTAGGCTGGCGGCTCAGGGGCGTCCGTCAGCGGGGGAATCTGGACCTTGATGTCGTTCTCAATGGTCCCGGGATCCGGGATCTTCCCATACTTCCCGAAGTATTCAAGGATGTACTCGTAGACCTTCCGACCCTCGTCGTATAGAACTTCCGGTGCAAGGTCGTGGTCCCGAACCAGTTGGAATGCTGTCCCCCTGGCGACGTGAATCGCCAGCCCCATGTCGATGCTGGGCATGAAATCCTCCTGTGCTGCTTATATTATACGGGGTTTCCCTTTTTTGTCAAGCCCCGCCGCCGTGTTTTCTTTTCAGTACGTCGTAGAAAACCTTCTCCTCCTCCTGGGAAAGCCTGGAGAGGGAGGCCCCAGCCTCAATCAGGATGGTCCCGCGCCATCCGGTCGTGGTTTTGATCCTGTCCGCCATCATGATGGCCACCTCCGTCAGCGACTCCACCGATACGGCGGGGTTCGTCGAAGGCGGTTTCAAGATCAAAATGTCGTCCTTCCCAAGGGTCATAGACTTGGCGTAGTCCGCGACCTTGATGGCAAGGGCCTGTTTCAGGGCGTCTCGGTCCCGCTGTACGGCTTCCAACTCGTCCGCCACCTTCTCCGGTGCGACGGTCGCCAGCCTCCGCATCATTCCCTTTGTGGGGCCTCTCCTCTCCGGCATTTCTAACCTCCGCACGAAGACGAAGCGAAATTTGAGCACGAGGGATTCAGGCAGGACTTGCACCCCGCCCCGTTCCTCACCATGAGTGACCCGCACTTGCACATCTCCCCTGTGAGAATCTCTCCCGAATGGTCCGCCGCCTTCCCGATTCGGTGTTCAATCAGGGCGGTCTTCGCCTTCTCGCTCGGCGTCAGGGATGCCTCGGGGGAATCCTCGTTCCCGAACTCGTTCATCAGGTACCGGAAGATGTAGTCGATGAGGCTGGTACAGCTCGGGATCTTCGGGTTCGACGTGAGCCCCCTGGGCGAGAAGATGGTTCCGATGAACTTCTCCGCGAACACCTCCAGCGGCACCCCGTACTGGAGGGCGATGGAGACGGCGGTCATCAATGCCTCCACCAGCCCCTTGAGGGACGATCCCTCTTTCCCCAGTCCGCTGATAAAAGCCTCTCCGAGCCTGCCGTCGGAATAGAAAGAGGGGAGGATGTACATCTTCGTCTCCCCGGTCAAATCCCTGATGACGACCCGGTGCTTCTTGGCGTTCGTGTCGTCGGGCAGCCGGTCGCGGCGGACCTCATCGTCGTCCAGAAGGATCTTACCGGAGACGGCGCTGGTCATGAGCTGATTGATCTTGCTCCCGTCGCGGTACATCGTCACCGCCTTCAGGCCCAGCTTCCAAGACTGGATGATGATGTCCTTCACTTCCTGCACCGACGCGTTCCGGGGCAACCCGAAGGTCTTGGAGATGGCCCCGCTGATGAACGGCTGCACCGCCGCCATCATGAGCATCTGTCCCTGGATCGAGATGTGCCGGTCTCCGACGCTCGCGGGGTACACGGGGTCGAAGATGGCGAGGTGCTGGGGCCGTATCGGGGAGCCGTCCAGCTTCCCGTTCTCCTTGATGTACTCGACCAGGATGGCCCGCTCCTGGGGGGTGTACCCGAGGTACTGGAGAGTGTTCTCCACGACGGGATTGAGGAATATGAGCTCCCCTCCGCCGACGAGAACCTTCTTCCCCATGAGGAACAGCATCGGCTCGATGCCCTGGGTGGTGCAATCCATCAGGTACGAGATCGTCCCCGCCGGGGGAACCAGGGTCACGGCGCTGTTCCTGACCCCATACTTGGCGGCATCCGCGTACGCCTGCTCCCAAAGGTCTTCCACCTTATCGAGGCCCGGCAGGAGCGTTCCCGATTGCTCCATCACGCCCGCGAACTTGGTCTTGTGCTGCTTCAGAACCGCCATCATTCCCCGCTTGTTTTCCTCGAACCCGGTGAACGTCCCTTCGATCCTGGCGAGCTCCGAAGAGGTGATGAATGCCTTGGCGGTCATGCGGGCGGTTATGGCCGAGGCCCATGCCCTCGCCAAGTCGCTGTCGTAGGGGATACCCATCTTGAGGAACAGACCCCCGAGGTTGGAGAATCCCAGACCCAGCGGTCGGTAGGCGCGGGAGTTCTTCGTGATTTCCTCCGTGGGGTACCCACACATCTCCACCAGGATGTCCTGGGAGATGACGGAGAGCCGTACCGCCGCCTCGAACTCCTCCTCCTTGAACCCCCCCTCTCGGTCGTAGAAGGCCGCGAGGTTGATGGATGCCAGGTTGCATGCGCTGTTCGGAAGGCCCAAGAACTCGGAACACGGGTTGGACGAGAGGATCCGCCCCATCTTAATGAGGGGGTTCCACCGGTTGATGGTGTCGTCGAACTGCACCCCCGGATCGCCGCAGAAATGGGCGTTCGTGGCGATGGCATCCAGAACTTCCGCCGCCTTTACCGCCCTCACATGCTTCCCGCCAACCACGGCCTTGAGGGGCCAGTCCCGGTCGTCCATGGCCGCCCGCATGAGGGCGTCACTCACTCCCGTCGAGAGATTCACGTTCTGGCAGGCCACCGTCGCGTAAGCCTCCTCGACGGTGAACCCCTTCTTGACCAAGGCTCGGGCCTTCTTCTCCTCCTTCGACTTCAGATTGATGAACTCCATGATGTCGGGGTGCCAATCGTCCAGTCTGGCGAGCATAGCCGCCCGGCGCTGGACGCCGCCCGAACGGATGATTCCGCCCCAGGAGTTGTAACCCCGAAGGAAGGAATTGGGTCCGGAAGCGAATCCGCCCTTCGAGAGGAGGGCTCCCGCTTCGCGCAGGGCGGAAAGGTTGTACCCCGCCCCCGACCCGTTGGAGAAGATCACGATCATCTCCTGTTGCGCCCGGCTGATGCTCTGGAGGTCGTCCTGGATGAGCAGGATGAAACAGGCGCTCCCCTGGGGCTCCTTATCCGCCCCCACGTTGAAGTAGACCGGGCTGTTGAAGGAGTACCGCTGGTTCACCAGCAGCCACTTCATCTCGTTTCCGTAGATACGCCCGCTCACCTTGTCCATGAGATTCTTGGAGATGGCGAACTTGACCAGTTCATCGACCACCCGGTTGAATATCTGCTTTGCAGAGTACTCCCGGTTTGGCGCTCCCAGGTTTCCCCGGAAATACTTCGTCGCCAGGATGGTCGCCGCATTGTTGCTCCAGAACTTGGGCACCTCGACGCCGTCCTGCCGAAAGACGACCTTATCCCCCTCCTTCATCTCGACGGTACGCTTGCTCCACTCAATGTCGTAGGGGTCGCCTTCCTTGCAAAAAACGCGATCAATGATCAAGCCTTTGCGGCTCATGGTTCTACTCCTTGACTGTTGGGCCTTGGGTTTCATGTTCACCTCAGAGAGTTACGCGAGCCGGATCCTTTTCGTCACGCCGTATCTCCTTTTCGCTCTAAGCATCCCCCTTTAGAGGCTGCCCTGCCGGGGGGACGATGGGGCCTTTCAGGACCGTCAAGATGCCCGCCTGGTTGCTTGCCTTTTTGGAATGCGTCGGTAGATCCGCGATGACGCGGGCCACGCGCTCCTCCTTGGGCATCCCCTCGACGGGCTCCGACCATACTCCCTGTTTTTCAAGTTCACCCTGCCAGGCGGCCCGCATTTCGGGGGAGCAATGCGCTACGGCGTCGCTCCACTGCGGATACCGCCCGTGCTCGGCGTTGAACTTGATCTGGTAGTACAGCGAATCCCGGTTGTGAGGCATCCCAGGATCGTGCTTTACGGCGCACTCCTGACAAACATCGGGGCGAGGAGGAAGAAGGAAGCCTGATTCCACCTTCCTCACCGTCCCTTCCGTCTTGCTTTTTTTACTCGCGGTTTTCCGATTCATCGACCTTGAACTCCACCATGATGATGTCTGCGGACGTCTTGGGCGTGAATGTAGCCGTCGCCTCGATCTTGTCGCCCACCACCTTCGTCTCCACCTTGACGCTGTTTCCGAGGGCTTGATTCATGGCCGCTTCCAATACCGCCCGCGTTCTCTCGTCGTTCGTCTGCCCGATGAATTGATGGGTCACCTTCTCCATTTCGTTTTCCACGCCCATCACCAAGGCAAAGGTTTTGACCTTTGGGTCGGCGTCCTTGGAATGAACAGGCATGTCTCCAAGTTCCCGCGCTACGGCCTCCTCCTGGGGTAGATCCTCCTTTGGCTCCGACCACTTGCCCTGGGCGTCCAGGTACTCCTTGATCTTCTCGCGGATCTCCTGCGGGCAGTGCGCCGTGGCGTCGCTCCAGTGGGGGAATCGGTTGTGCTCCTTGGTGAACTTCTCGAAGTACGGCCCTACCGGGAAATGAGGGGCCTCGGGATCGTGAACCCTCCCGCACTCGGGGCACTCCCTGGCACGGTTGTCCCTGTCCTCGTAATAGTCGAACTTCAGATCACCGAACGTGTATCTGACGCCCTCGTAGAGCCTTCCAGAGAACACGACCCTGACGTAGCTGCCCTCTACGTTCCATTCGTTCGACTCTGCGATTTTCCGGTCCCACCCGTTCATGCCGTCTTCTCCGGGGCTCCCAGTTTCCTCGCTACCTTGATCCCCCTCATGGTCTCCTGCACCTTACAGGACCAGCAATCGTCGCGGCACTTGCCGTCCGGTCCCAACTGGTGGGCCATCGTGATGGCTTCCATCAGAATGTCCACCTTCGTCGTGAGGTCTTGGAGGATGTCTTTCAAGTCTCCGAGCCCCTCCAGGTGAACATCCCCTACGTGAAGATCATCCCTCCTTGCCGCTTGAGACGGCTGGATCGGCTTCTCATCACACGGGTTCACCCAAACCTTCGGCGCAAGTTGCTTCGGAGGAAATGAATAGGGCGACACTACTCCTCCATCTTCTTGGCTACCGAAATCGCCTGGAGGGACTCCTCGACCTTGCACGACCAGCAACCAGGAAGACACTTCCCGTCCGGTCCCTTGGCGTGGTTCAAAGAGATGGCCTCCAGCATGATGTCCACCTTGCGGATCATCTTCTGGACGTCAGCGAGGGTGATCGGAAGATTGATGCTCTTCCAAGCCCCGTTGGCTTCCTTCTCTCCGAATGAATCCACGACCAGTGCCACCCCTACCTCCTCGTCTTCCAGTGCCCCTCAGCCCCGCTGATGTTCACCGCCAAGAGGTAATCCCCGATCAAGGCCATGAACTTCCCACCGTAGGCTTTCTTCATCTCTTCGGGGCTGAGGTTCGTGGTGATGACGACAGGCCGGAGGCGCTCCAGCCTATACCGCATGGACTCCCGGACGATCTGCCTGGGGAAGTCCCGGCCCGCGTCCTGGGCTTCTGTCCCCAGATCATCGAGAACGAGGATGTGCGCGTCACGGAAGCTCGCGTATCGGTTGTCCTTCTGGATCCACCCGTCTACCAGCTCGAACGCCTCCAGCCAGTAGGCGCTGCACCGGTGCCCCAGAACTTCCTTGCAGCAGAGTGCCGCAAGGCACGACTTCCCCGACCGGTAGGGGCCGTGGAGAAGAAGGCCCTGCCCCTTCTCGATGTTCTCCTTCATGACCGCGAGGTAGGTCTGGATCTTCAGCCGGTAGCCCGCAACTCCGGGGATGTTCTCCGGAAGGGCCTCCAGGCTGGCCCCCCACTTCCCCTCCGGCACGTTGGCGTCCAACCAGTCGCTCCGTTTCACTTCCCTGGGTTTCCAGAGTGGCACTCGCATCGTCGCCTCACATTTCAAGCCCCGTCCGCTTCAGGGCTTCCTTCTCCGCGTCCCACAAAGACATCCCGCCCTTGATGAGCTCGGCGCAGATCGCGTCCTTCTCCTTGGCCTTGTCATTCTTGGCCCGGTCCTCCGGGGTCTTGTCCCTGAACTCGTCCACCCACTTGTAGGTTCCCCCGACGCCCCCCTGGACCTCCCTGACCAGCCGCTCGAACAGCCGGATGTCCTTGAGAAGGGATAGGGTCGGTCGCGTCCCCCACTTGAATCGGGCCGGTAGGCCATCGCTCCAGCCTGCGAAGAGGTGGTCGATGACCTTCTTCATCATGTCCGCCCCGATGCTCTCGGCCTTCAACCAAGCGATGCGCCCCTTGAGTGCCGAAAGGTCCGCCACACCCCAGGCGGGTGCGCCTTCCCCGCGCCATGTCGCCTTGTACCGGTCGCTGAAGTACTTGGCGGCATCGTTGCAGTTCCATTCGTTAGGGTTCTTTTCGGTATCTCCCCCCAATTTCTTCCGCTTGCGCTTGAACCTCCCCTCTTCCTCGGGGTCTTCCCCTGGGATGATGATCCCGCACCCGCTCCGCGAACTGGTGAATGGTTTGCAAACCGTTTGCGGAGGGGTTGGGGTTTCCTGGGGTGCACCTGGATCGGAAGCGGGGCAGGAACCGGCCTGGGCCTGGGCGGGCTGTAAGGGTTGCCCCCCTTCATGGGCCTCCGGTCCCCCCTGGTGGGTACCATCGTCCTGGCGGATCCTGGGGGCCTCCGAAGCGATTTTCGCAAGTTCAGCACCCAGGGCATCCTCTCGTCCGGGCTCTGCCGCTCCTTCTCCAAAATTCAAGGGGGTGGAGCCTCTCTGCGGTGTCGTCGAAGACGACGCCGCCTCGAAGAGCTCTGTTCCCTTTCCTCTGTTCTTCCTCCCTCTGTTCTGTACGTCGTTTTTGTCGGGGGTACCCCCGTCATTTTTGTCGTGAGTACCCCCGTCATTTTTGTCGGGGGTCTCTTTCTGACGCCTGACGTACATCTTGTAGAAGTGCCGGATAGCCTCATCTCCGTAGACGTCAACCGGGTCGAGAATGGTGATGACATTGGTCTGGCCCTGGCGGTACTCGATTGCGACGAGCCCCACGTCCTTCAGCTCCGCGAGGTGCCTCTCAATCGTCCTCACCGACGTATGCCGGAGGTCCGCTATCAGCCTGCAACTGTGGCATCCCTCCTCATCCGCTCCACAAAGGATGTCCAGGAGGTCGAGGGTCCGTGCCGCGCTGTCTGAAATCCTTCCATCTACCACGTAGGGTCCGTAATTGATGCTGAATGGACCCTGCGCTCTCTTTTTCTTGATGACGACTCCGCCGGAATTCATCGCCAGATCCTTTCGATACCCTCTCGCCCCCCTCACTTGGGGCTTTTCTTCACCGGTCCTTGCCGATCACTCGGCGGTCCCACCCACTGACGTTTGATGATGGAATTCGTCTTCTTAGCCACCGCTGCCGCGATACTTTCGAGCCTCGGCTGGACGTTGGCCTTGTAGAAGGCTATCGCCTCTTCCTCCTTCGGAAACGTCTCGGAGGACTGCCATTCCTTTGGTGGGCCGATACCATCCCCATTGTTCCAGAAATGGATGATGGCACGGAACGCATTTGCCTTTGGGTCGAACTGGACGCCACCCTTTAGTCGGCAGAACGGCTTCCCGTCCTGGTTGCCCTTCGCGTCTTGCCCGGTCATCTCGCCACCGTCAGTACATCTGGGTAGGCCCCTCGCCAGCACCAGGGAACTTCGGTCCTTCATCGTTTGGATCGAAAGAGAAAGAGCCGCCCAGATCATCATCCAGGCGGCTCCTCTTGGTCTTCTTCGTCCTGTGCGTCGATAAAACAGGCCGCGTAACCTTGGGAGGCTTCGCGGCCTGGTTGTTTTTTTCGGGGGCTACGTAGGGCGAGCGTTGTGGCGAACTAAATCCCCACTTCGCCCCCCCGGAATCGGACGGCAATCCGACACCGGTTTTCTCGGTGTTGTTAATCATCTTCGCCACAACGCTTACCTATCTCCCCTTACGGGCCGTTGCCAGCGGCCATCTTGTTTCACTCGTCAGGGGTCTACTCTCGGATCCTACTCCCCCCCGACATCTATGATTCTGCCCTCTCCCCTCGGACCTGTCAAGGGCTCCACCGGCAAAAGAGGCCGGTCGTCTCAGGCTACGACGCCTGACGTACCGGCCTTACTTGTCTGGGGGTCTTGCGGGGCAGCGCAGGCAAACCCGCCATCCCCCCAGTCTTGCGGTAGCCGCCCGGCGGGAGCGACACCGCGACATTCATTGGTTTCCCTGCGCTTCATTGTCCGAGACTTTCAATGGGGAGTCCCGCCGGAACTCCACTTACGGTTATATTATAAAAGGTCTTTCGTCAAAGTCAAGGGGTTTTTTCGTCTATTTCTCCGTCTTCCTCTGCCTGCTTCCTCAAGGCCCGCATGGAGGCCTCGCAGGCGGTCTTCGCGTTCTTCCCATAAAGGACCGGATCGTCGTCCTCTACGAACCCGCACTTCTCGCACCTCTTCGGCTTGTCGATCATCCCGATCTTCCAGCCGCACTCCGGACACTCCCAGCCCGGCCTCTTGATCTTCCCGATGGGGAACTCGTCGCATTGGAGCATGACCCCAAGCCACTCTTTCATGGTTCGCCCCATCAAAAGTCTCGCCGTTCGCTCGGCCTGGGGGCACTCCGGGACGCCTCTGTCGTCGAGACGGCAAGCCAGGCAAAGCCAGTGGTCTTCCCCACAAGCACACCGGACTTCCCTGAGAGAAGTGCTTTCGACGAAAAGCGTTCTGCACCCCTCGCAGCGGAAGAGTACCCGGTACAAATCCGGTACTTTCGGAGGCTTGTTCACCTACGCCACCTTCGGGTCGAACTCGTAAATCAGGTTCCCTTCCGCGTCCTTCCCCGTGGGCTTGATGATCCCCCCGAACATGATGTACGGCCCCTTGCCAGAGGAGGGATTGTTCCAGAGCCACCGCATGAAGTCGTAGAGCGTGTGATTCCAGAATTGGACCCGGTGCTCATCGTTCCCCTGGTTGAACCCCTCGGCCCGGCAGTACGGCACCGCCTTCAAGTGCTCCATGTCCCAGGAGATGTCCTTCCACTCCACCCGTCCCGTCTTCCTGGCGATGCAGAGGGCCTCGCAGAACTGCCCCCGGCTGTAGTCGAAGGACTCGGGCAGGCCGCAGCACGACCCGTTATGGCTCCGCTCCTTGAAGTGGGCGTCGGAGATGTAGAGCCTCATCCCCACCCGGTCGCACGTCTCCTGGATCTTGTCCATAAATGGTCGCTTGATGTCCCGATTCAACCGGAGGTATCCGGCTCCGGCGCTGTTCTTCTTGTAAAAATCCTCGAAGTCGATCCCCGAAGCCTTCTTGAAGATCCCGAGGTTCTCCCGCAGGAGGTCTGACCGGGTCTCGTAGCAGAAGAACTCCGTGCTGACCGCCGTGGCTCCGGCGTTCTTGGCATCCTCGATCAAGCGGACGAACGAGGGGTTCGACACCCCGACGACGAAGGGCCGAAGGCGCAAGGTCGCCCCGCCCCCGTTGAACGCCGCGATCCTCTCGATGGCCTTCAGCCGTTCCTTCGGGCTGTCCACCCTCCGTTCGATCATCCTCGCCTTGGCCTCGTCGTGGGTGATAATGGTGACCTTGACGTTCCACTTCTTGTTCCCTTGGAAGAACTCCGTGTACCTTGGGTCTTTCGTCCACCATGTCCCCTTGGTCGAGAACGAGATGGGGTAGTCCACGCTTCGGAACCAACGGAGAAGGCCCAGGCCCACGCTGTACTTCTTCTCGTAGTTGCAGAAGGGATCGCTCAGGCCCCCCCACTGGATGATCCGTTTCTTGGATGTCCAGGGGAAGAACTGCGAACCGGGTGACGTGAACGCCCGCTGGACCCCCGTGATGCTGACCGCCTTGACATCCTTGGCGAGGTACTTCTCCCGGCACTTCCCAAGCCCCCGCTGGTACTGGCTGAAACAGTTGTGAACGAGGACGCCCTCCGCGAAATAGTCGTGGTTCTTCTCTGTCGCGATGTTGAAAACGCGGAAAGTGCCCTGGCGTTTAGAGACGCTCTTGACTTTCATCTGCAAGTCCTTTGGCTATGACTGCCGCGAGAGATTCAATTCCAATGAACGCCGTGTCCCGGTGAATGCGTAGAATACGGATGCCCATGAGGCTTCGTATATGGTCATCCCTGGCCTTGTCCCGAGCAATTCCTTCTTCGGTGTAATGCCCGCTATGGCCGTCGTACTCGATCCCGTACTTATTGTCTGGAAGGAAAAAATCAAGGAAGTAGGACCGCTTGGGGCCATCCACCATGAACTGCTGAATGTAGTTCGTATGGAGGGCTTCCAAGGCGTCCCTGACATTCCGTTCGCCCTGGGAAATTCCGTTCTTCTGGTGAGATGCAATGATCTTCCGGAGTGTCTTCCTCCTGGTCTCCGGATCCTTCATGGGGTTCCTGTCGGAAGACATGCGTTCCACTGCGTCAGGCTTGTGCCGTCCCTTCCATGGCGGGGTCCACTCACCGGACGCGAAGAGGGCCTTTCTTGTTCCTGATACTTTCTTCGCTACCTCGGGGTCACTCATGGGATTGTTTTCGATCATGTGTCGCCGCGCTCTACTTCGTCCTTCTTCGCTTCGGGTGTACTCCCTCAACCGGGCGCATCTCTCGGTTTTCCCCCTCTCCCGCTGTTTGGCGCGAAGATCCTCCAACTTCCCCGAAGCGTAGGATTCCTTGAGAGAGGCCACTTGTTTCGCCGCCACTTCCGGACGTTTCATGGGATTATTCTCTCTCATGCGCTTCGCTGCTTCTGGATTCGGCCCACGTTTCTTGCCCCTCCTTTCGGCCCCGGCGCATGCTCTTGAGCACATGCGCTTCTTTCCGGTGTTCCGCTCCGCTTGCCGTGGCGTAAGCATCAGAACCTTTCCGCAGTGCGGGCAAACGTAGGGAACCTTTTCGATCCATCGCCCATTCTTGCTTCCTTCGCGCATAGTCTCCTCCTTGTTATGGAGTGATTATGCGCTCTTTGTTGCCCTTTGTCAACACTTTTATTACATCATCCCCTGGGCGGAGATCGGAAGCCTTGATCCATCCTCGACTTAGAACAAGTACGGGATGCTCGCCCGTGATAGATACCACGGTCCCGTCATCAAGTTCAATATCGAGGATCTCATCGACCGTTCGGGCCATGAAGGAGATGACTTTATCCTCCTCCTCAGCCTTCTTGGCCTCGTTGTAGGACAGGACCTTGTCGCCGATGTTGATGTTCTCGATCGGCTTGGTCGTCCCGTCGGCCATCCGGATTTTCGTGCCTCGTAGGGCGCAGTAGATGCACCCGAAACTGCACCCCGAATACTGGTCGAAGGTAACGGGCATGGAGCAATCCGCCAGCTCTCCGGTCCATCTCGGGGAGGAGTAGTAGTCGGTCATGTACGGCACAGCCTTTCAACGATTGGGTTACGCCTCATGCGGAGGACGAGTTCCTCCGTGCTCTTGCGCCCATCCAGAGTTTCGGGGCTCCACTTCTTCGCCAAGTTCTTGACCTTGGTGACCCGGCCTGCGATCCATGACTTATTCTGCCCGCTCCCCCGCGCCTTCCTGCGGGTCTCTCCGATGTCAGGAGGAACCCAAAGGTGGTAGAGCATGAGGTCGTACCCCATCTCCTTCGCGGACAGGAAGAAACCGTCGTTCGCCAGCCGGTCCCCCTCCCCGATCAGGATGGTCTCGTCCGGTACGATTTTCATCCACTCAAGAACTGTGGGCTGGACGTTCATGGGGAGAGCATCCGTACCGGAGAACTTCTCCCGCCTCGCCCCCAGTTCGATCCCGCCAAGGAACTGAATGAAAGCGAAGGGCTTGTCATGTTCGGTCCCCTGCCCGTGGAGCAGGGCCGCCAGCAAGGAGGACTTCCCGGACCCCGGCTCCCCGATGATGTAGATGAGGTGCCTCATTCTTCCCCCAACGCCCGTGCGATCGGCACGTGCTTGATAACCCAACCGATATCATTCAGATCTCCTGCCCGCAAGGCTCCTGCATCCAATAGTTTGTCGTTTCCGCAAGGTGGGTTCTTCCCCTTCTGTTCCTCGCAGTAGAGGCACCCGCTTGGCGGGCACCCCTTAATGGGCTCGAAATTCACGTCCGTCGTCGGACGGCTAAACATGGGCACCCGCTTCCCATGGCATTGATCTGCCGTAGTGTACTTGGGGCCGAGGCTGACTCCGGCCTTGTCCATGATCCTCCCGTCAGGCCCTCGGATGTACTCGTATTCATAGCAGAGCCCCATGGTCACTCCGGCCTTGTTCGTCTCCTTCAAGAAAATGTCCAAGGCGGCCTTCCGGTACTCCTCTCGGATAGTCTTCAAATGTCCCATGGTCTCCGTAAAAAGCGATGCGAACTTCCCCGCCCGCTCGGGGCCGAACAACCGCCCCATCTTCTCCATCATGGGCCTCGCGGCGGGAGCAACGATCTCCACAAACTTGAAAATAATGTGATTGGCACCCCTTTGGGCCAGTATATGAATCAACTCCACGATCTGCTCGTTGCTCGTCACCCCGGCGACGATAGGGTTGCATTGAATGGAAAGGTAGATGCCCTGCTTGTGGATCTCGGCCACAGCGTCCAAGATGTCGGGCAACCTCGCCGCATTGGGGCTGAGTCGCCTCCAATCCTCCTCGCTCGGCGTGTTGATGCTGAATTGCTGGTAGCTGTAGGCGTTCTTCTTCAACTCGTCGATGGCCCACCCTGGGGGAATCTGCCGGGTCAAGAAAAACAAAGGTAGGCCATGCCTGGTGAAATGTCTGGCGAGGCGCTCCGTGTTCTTGTAGGCCGGTTCCAACTTGGGCTGGAAAGGTTCCGTGAATGAACTGATGTAGCCCGCCGTCCCGGTTCGCATCCGATCCAGCTGCTTCCCTATCTTCTCGGGGTAACTCGGGTCCACCACCGTGATCCCCTGGCCCCGGTATCCCCGCAGTCCATTGTTCACGTAGCAGAAAGCGCACCGAACCGGGCAGGCCCCTCCGTAAGGCTGGGTTAGCAGGGCCTCCGTGTAGCAGGGGCGGGGCCGCTTATCCTTCTCCTCATGTTTGGGCTTGTACCACCCCCGGAGTTTCACGTCCTGATCGAGAACCACATGGGGAGCCGGATCCAGGTACACCCGAAGCCGCTTGCATTGATCCGCCTTCGCGTTGCGAACCATGCCGATGTCCCGGTACTCGTATCGCCATCCGGTGCGCTCGTCCACCCCTCCCTCGTACCCCTTCTTGCGTTCCATTTCGAGCCACTGGTCGTACTTCTTATCTTTCTCGTCCATGAATCATTCTCCAATGTTCCAAAACACGATGGGTGCCGACAACCGCCCTGCTTCCTTCTGAAGCCACTTCCACGCCTTCAGGTCGTAGTATTCGTTGCATGGGAAGGGAACTGGCGGATCCACCGCCACCTTGTCCTTGTAGGCGTAGCCCTCATCAACCACCCGCACGGAAATCTGCCCAGGAATGATGCCCCCGACCTTCTCCGTGACGTATGCTCGTAACTCCTGTTCGCTTCGGGAGTACCCCATATGCAAAATGACTTGAACCCGCGCCCCCTTCCAAATTAGGCCCTTCAGCACCCCGGCGGCCATGGTTCCCGAACTTACGGAAATGATCCAGGTTCCCCCCTTGAACAACTCCTTCGGGGTGTTCCACACCTCTTTCATGGTTGCTTCTACCGATTCCTGCAACTTCAGGGCGTTCGGCATCATGTACGAGTCTGGAAAGTCCTCCAGGAGTCGCTTCTTCGCCGTGTGATAGATGATGGCTGACCTCCCGGCCTGAAGGGGGATCAATCTCGCTCCAAGCGACACGGCCATCCGTTGCGGTTCTCTCGGCCCCGGCTCGTCTCGGTATTCGGGGTAGAACACCACGCTTTTCCGGCCCAACTCCCGGCAGACAAAGGAAACCCCCCATCCAGCCTTGGAGTGGTAGGTATCGAGTACCCCAATAGTATGAGCCTTGATCTTCGCCAGGTGGGCCTCCACCCCCCGGATTTTGGCAAAGACTGGTCCCGGCCTTGGGGAGCAGAGGTCTTCCCGTTTCACCAGGACGATCCTGCCTCCCACCCGATGCTCCTCAATCGGTGTTCCGCTTTTCACGATCGGCATAGGCGTTTCAAATACCCCAACAGTTGATGGTTCAGGGTGCCCCCGGTATGTTCCAGGGCTTCTCCGATCTCCTTTGTGTCCTTGCCTATGTAGTAGTGGCCCTTGGAACAAGCCTTGAACTTACAGAGAACAGTCTCAACCTCCTGCACATTCGGACTTCGATCCATCCGTGGCGGGGCCTTCAGGTGACCCAGTTCCTTCTCCAGCGCCCGGCAAACGTCGATCACTGTCTGGCCCGAAATCTGCGCCTGCCAATCCCCCGTCGCCACCAGGGCAGCCCCTTGGAGAGGATCCTTGTACATGCACAAGTCGGAAGCTGCGAAGGAGATCGGTAACCCCAAGATCCTCTCCCCCATGTCCGCCAGCTTCCAACTGATCCACGGACCAAATAGATGAATCTGACTCGCCCTCGCCTGAACGTCCTTCAAGGTCGTAGACCCTGCCCCGTAGATCCATGATGGAAGATCCTCAGGCACAGGGAACCTCGCTCTCATTCGCTCGATGCAGGTCTTAGCCGCCGCTCCCCGGAAGTGCCGCCGCTCGGCTCCCCGCCTACCCTTCTCCAGGGATGCGGACATGGCCGCGTAGAATGACCCGCCACTCCACTTACTATGGACAGAGGCCAATCCGGCGTTGTAGAAGCACCAGTACGAGAGAAGCCACCGCCTGAGTTGGCGATCATTGATCTCTCCCGCTTGCTTGGATGCCCAAAGCATTGTGTAAATAGGGTCCAAGTCCTGCGTGAGGATCAGACGTTCGCCAAATAGCCCCGCCGCCTTCAGTTGTGGCATGCTACGGTCCATCGCCGTCGGCGTCTCCTTCCCCCGCTTCGGTATCGGGCTCCTGCTCCCCCTCATCTGCCTCCTGATGTTCCTTCATCTCGTCCACGGTGATGACGACCCGATCCGTTTCCTCGGGGAGGCCCAGGAGGTTGCACCAGTACGCCTTCTCCTTGGGGCTGGTGTAGACCAGGAGGAACCGTCCCGAACGGTCGTCGTCCCCGTGGATCTCCGGAGCCGGGGGCCGACCGGGCTTCACCGCAGGGCTGGCCCCTTCCTTCCCGGGGCCTCCAGTGCCGGTCTTCCCGATCACCATGTCGAGGTCCAAGTCGGGGATGCGGAGGTCTTCCGCCAGCCCGTCAGCGAAGTCGTTCCCGATCTGCCCCAGGATGTCTTCCAGGTTCTCGTCGAACACCCCCTGGATGTGAGGATTGTTCGCCGTGACGTTGGCGAGGCGCTCCAGGTCTTCGGGCCAGTCCACCACCCGGATGTTGAACCGGAACTCCGGGGTCTCGGGTCGGTGCCCCGCCGCCTTCCTGGCCGGGCACACCAGCACGGGGGTGTCGTCGGCCCCCTCGATGCGGAGGTCGTCCCCGTACTCCTCCTTCAGGGCCTTGACCCGGTGGATCCCCGCGAACACCCTTCCCGTGCGCTTGTTGTAGCAGATGCCACTGATATCCCCCAGCGTTCGGGCGCTCGCCTTGAGCCCGTCGAACGCCTCGGGAGACATCCTCCTGGGGTTGTAATCGACTCCCTGTAGATCGTCGGGTTTCAGCATGAAATCTCCTTTTTTGCAAACGGTTTGCGCTACTGGCCTCTTATGATTTCCGCCACAACGCGGGGGTCATCTGCGTTGACTACGAGCCCGGAGTTATCGAGGGCGCTCTCCAGACGGGCCGTCCTGAGTTGGAACTTCCCCTCCTGATTCGAGAACGTGTCCGTCCAGAACACACTCTGCCTTGTTATCGTGGGCGGCAGCGTGTTGGCCTCAAAATCGACATCGACGTAGCTCGCCAGGAGGTCCGGAACGGTCCCTTTATCCATCCACGGGATTTCGGGTTCGTAGGGCCGGAGGGCATCGAGAACCGCCTTCCGAATCGCCTTGTTGACCTGGAGTTTCATGGATGGATCCGATAAGAAAAACGACGACATGACCTTCCACGCCGCGCTGCGGACCTTCTCCAGGATCTCCTCCTGAAGCCACTTAT